CTTCTGCAATTAGTTTACTATTGCCTGCCACCCCTAAAATTACCTTCTTGCCCGATGGCGAAACCACCCAAATATCACGACCGTCAAGCGGTTGTATATTTTCAAATTTTAGTTGCCCAAAGAAATTTGCTGTTACATTGTTATTGTCGGCGTTCGCTGGTATTTGAAAAACGGGGCTACTGCCACTCGACCCCCAAGCATTTATACTAAAAATTTGTTGGGGGTATTTGATGATTGCTAAGCCGTTAGCTACGCCTGTTGCACCATTGAAAGTGTTGCTTAGTGCGCCTGTTTTTTGTCCAAAAATATTTTTAAAAGTTTGTGTACCGCCATTTATTGTTACACTTGCTTGATTATCAGACGATGAAGACACAAGCGTTGACCCATCAATATTAACACCCTTGATATTGATTGCGCTTAAAGTACCTGTCGTTATTTTGCCTGCGTCCAAGTTTAGAATTTTAGCGCCTGTGATGCTAGCATCGTCAATTTTAGTTTCGCCTGAAATGTGAATTTTATCGGCGTTTATCAAAATTTCTTCTTCGCCGATATTAATTTCAGAAATCACATGCCCTTTTTTAACTTGCGTTGCTGAATCCATCTCAGTGACCCATTTTTCACCGTCCCAAATCAACCATTGTGATTCTGAAATGTCAGATGGATTAGGTCTTACCCAACTATCGCCAGTTTTTGGATTTATTGGTTGAACTGTACCGTGCGTTATTTTTGACTTGCTGTTAGCGCTGACAAGTGCAACTTCTGCAACCTCTGAAACTTCTTTCACTTTATCGTCAACTAATTTTGAAACTGTTGAACTAAAAGACTTTTGAAAATTGCCTAAAGTTATATTTATATAATGACCTGACAAAGGGTTATAAGTATATTCAACAACTTGCGCTGTGATGTTCAAGCCATCTTCATCATGCAAAACTGTTACAGTATCGCCAGTTTTTAGTTTTGTTAGGCTTTTTAAATCTTTATATTCTTCTGTGTCTTCAAGTGCAACAAATTCAACTTTATAGCTTGCATGAGGCACATCAACTTTTTTATCAGTAAATTCAAGTTTTGCAAGTCGTCTTAATTCTGCGTATGCTTCTTGAATCGTGTTAAAGCCTTCTTCATCGCTTTCTTTTTCTTTAACTTTAACTTTTGAATATTCAATTTGTTGGATTCTAGGTTCTGGATAGCTTGCGATTAAAGGGCTGTCAACAAAAATTTCTGGCAACATCAACCCATCATAGCCCAAAGGTCTAATTCGTGTCGCAACTGTGCTTTCGTCAATTACTGCTTCATAGCCTTTTAGGTCTTTGCGATGTCTAATAGTATAATTTTCGTTTGTATTACTATAAGCTGAGTTCATAGCAATGTTAAATTTATGACGAATTATATGACCGCCCCATCTGCTTATAAAGCTATTATCAAGGCTATTGTCAAGCAAAATTTCGATTGGATTTTTTCTCACAATTCTACTTGAGGCAATTGTTTGAATGTCACTAGAAAACTTAAATTGGTGTGGGTATTGTGTAGAATTTGACAATTGTGTTAGCGCCTGTTGTCCATTTTTATCTACAATAAAAGTATCATTGATACTGTTAAAAGCCAATTTATAGCTAATCTGATAACAAAAAACATGAACATAGCCCATGTTTGGCGTTAGTTTGTATACAAAAAATAGGTTTTCTGTTTCTGCATCATTACACTTAATTATTGAACTGTTTTCTATTTCGTTGCCGTGTTTTGCTAAAAGTGGATATTTGAATTCTAATGTAAATGTGCCGTTATCGACCCAATGAAAGCTAGGGCTGATGATAGCATTATCAAGACTTCCAATGCCATTATGTGAAAAATCTGTCTCTGTTTTTGAGTATAAAGTTATCATTATGTTAGCCACCTCCATTGCGGTAAAATCTGCATTTTATCGACTTTGCCAGACACGATTTCTACTGTATTTTCCTTGATTTCAAATTTTGGAAAATCGCCTGACATCAAATTATTTTTGTTTATGTCGTTGTGATAAGCCTCTTGCAATTCTGAATCTATGACGATACAGTCCATCAAATTTTTGATTTCGATTATTTCGTTATTTACACTAAGTTTTATATTGCCTTCGCCAAAAATTTTTAAAATAGGTTGACTGTAATAAGTTGTGTTATTACGCACCAAAATTTTTGTGGGATTGTTATATTCTAAAACCGAACTTGCCTCATACTCAAAAGGTTCTGCAACAAACTCAACTGTAAAAACACCCGAACTTTTTATGATTGTTTCTGTATCGCTTAAATGTGCTTGTTTAACTTTGTAATAAAAGTTAGGTGCATCATCAAAGCTCAAAGTTTTAGCTTGTGACATCAAACCCTTGATTTCTCTGAGTTTTTGCTTGATGTCAGTTTGAAACAATATGTTAAAAGTTAATTTAAACTTTAAGTCTTCATAAGAAACAAACCTTGTTAAAGCTCCGTTTCTGCCTTCAACCTCGATTGTTTCATACTTTTTGTCAGCAGATGGAATCAAAGGGCGAGATTTCAAAGCAAACCCTAAAATTTTAGTATTTTGATTATTAATTATTACACCCATTTTTTATGTCCTCCCGATTCCAAAATCTAGTTGCGCTTGATTGTTGGCTAGATGATTATCTATAATTTCTGATACTGCTTTGCCATCCATATTTAAACTTAAGTCTTTGCCTGCGATTATCGTTAAAAGCTGAATCATTTGCGCAAAATTAGCATCCATTCCACCGATTTCTTGCTTGACTGCTGTTCGTACATATGCCATCAAGTCGCTTAAAGGTGCTACCGCTTCCTTGCCTGCTTCGCCACCGCCCATCAAATTATTACCATTTGCGCCAAAAATCGTTGGTCTTGTTAAGATACCGCCGTCTGCGAACCAGTCAATGCCGATTTTTGGTATTTGACCTTTAAGGGGGTTAAAACTGCCAGAAATATTGAAATGTGGCATAGGAATATGGGGGATACTAATGTCAGGGAATTTAAGTTTAAAATTAAATAACCCTTTAATTTTGTCAATGATTCCACTTACAATATCTTTAGCTGCGTTTATAGGTGTTGTAATCATTGACTTTAAGCCATCCCAAGCACTTTTTGTCATTGATTTTATGCTTTCCCAAATGTTTGACATAGTATTTTTTACTGAGTTAATAGCATTGCTTACACCATTTTTAATGCCATCCCAAACTCCGCTGATAGTATCTTTAATCCAATTCCAAACTTTTGAGGCTGTCTGACCTATGCCGTCCCACAATCCAGAAATCCAACCTGCAAAAGCATCCCAAACGCCTTTGAGCCAATCAACTATTGCGCCCCAATTTTGAATTGCCACGACAATAAGCGCTATAACTGCGATGACTGCTAAAACTATACCGATTAAAGGCAAAAGTGCAATTTCTAAACCGCCTGCCAATAAAGCAATACCACCCAAAATTGGGGCTAGTATTGTAAATACTGCTATTAGTCCACCCACAACTTCAATGAAAATTCTTAGGGGTTCGGGCAATGAGCCGAATTTCTCTGACAAATTTGCAAAAAAGTCAAGAACTGGCTGTAAAGCTGTTAAAATATCTACCCCAATTTGTTGCAATGATGTGCTGAATGTATTCCAACTGCTCTGCCATTCTTGCGCTGGGTCTTTTTCTGTTGCTGAGTCCATCGAACCTTTTACATTATCAAAACCGCCTTTTATGTCAAATAAAGACAAAGCGCCTTTTATGCCCAAATCCTCAAATTGGGTTGACAAAGTTGAAAGCGCTTTTTGCTGGTCTTGAGGACTCATTTTCTTCAAATCTTCTTGAATTGAGCTCGCTACATCTTTTACTGTCGCTTGACCGCCTTTCCATTTTTCAAACACACCTTTTGTGTTGTCTGAAAATGACTCGACTGCTTTATCCATCGACCCATCACCAAGCCGAATTTGCAATTCTTTGACAGCATCGGCTGTCTTGTCGGTATTCATGCTACCATTTTCCATGCCATTTTGTAAAATTTGTAACATTTCTTGAGCTGAATAGCCTGCCGTTGCAAACAAAGGGGCGTACTCGTTGAGCGTGTCCATAAAATCGTCTGAATAATTCAAGCCATTTTTATAGCCCGATGCAACTAAATCGAACGCTTGTGTTGAATCTAAGCCGAACGCTTTCATGAGTTGGCTTGTACCTCTGACATTTTCAGCTACATCTGTGCCAGTTCTCTCACTCAAACTTATAACTTGACTTGTTAGATTAGTCAAATCCTCGTTGTTGAGGTCTTTAAAAGCTGTTTTCATCAAAATTGTTGCATCAGTGGCTGTCTCAATGCTATCGGTCACGCCAGACTTAAACACATCTGTCGCAACGCCTTTTAATTCTTCCATTTCAGCTTTGCTTAAGTTTGTGTTAGCCGATATTTTCCCAAAACTTGACCCAAACTCAAGCGCTGTTTCTTTTGCCTTTTCGCCCAACTCAAGGACTTTTTCGCCCACTTTTGCAATAGCTTCTGCGCCTTGTTGCATGTTGCCATTATTAATTGCACCAGTCATTTCGTCAAGTGAACCGCCAGCATCTTTAGCTTTTGGCGATATTTCTTGTAACTCATTCTTAACGCTATCAAGCGAATTACCAGATTTTACACTATCCAAAGTGCTTTTAAACTTGTTAATATCAACATCTGCACCCAACGCCTCTTTACCAATTTTATTGAGTGCGACTTCAAGCATATCTGAACTTGCTGTGCCATTTTTAATTGAGTTTACAAGTCTTGTTCCCAAAATATCTGCAAAATCGTCAACTGACTTGCTCGATGCACTAAAATAAGTGTTTAATCTATCGGTATTTTGACCCAATTTTACTTGTTCTGTTTGCAATCCTGCAAGTTGCGTTTTATAGCTGTTTAGCGATTGCTCTGTCGTTGAAATTTCTCTGTTAAACGCTCGGTATTGTTCTTCACCGATTTTTCCGTTTGCAAATTGCTGTTCAACTTGACTTTGTGCTGACTTTAACTGAGCAAGTTTATCGCTAGTGTTTTCAATGCTTTTCGTCAATAATTCTTGTTTTTGCGCTAACCCTGTTGCATTCGATGGGTCAAACTTCAACAATTTATTTACTTCTTTTAACTCGCTGTTTAACTTAACGCTTGTTGTGTTAACACCTTTCAACGCTTTATCTAAGCCTGAACTATCGCCACCCAGTTCAATCGTTATACCTTTTATGTTATTTGCCATAAATCTCCTTTCTTTTTTTCGTGTCAAATTTACCATCACAGAATTTTAAATGATAGATTATCCACATCAAATAATTTAAAATCGTCTGAGGGCAAATTAAACCCTCTTTTTTTAGTTAAAAAGTATCAAAATCTTGTTGTGACGCTTTAACTGTCTTTTGTTTTCCGTCTTCGCTGTTGTTGTCTATATATTCTTGAACATAATCAAGGCATTGCCCAATGTTCATCTCGTCAATTTCGTCTGCGGTAAGCCCTATTTGCTTAAGCACATAGTAGAAACTTTCCTCAGTAAATACCTCGTCTGAGCCACTTACTTCATCAACTTTTTTTTTGAGCTAATGCTACTTTCTAGTAGGTCAATGATTTCTGGGAAAATTTCTGCGATTGGCATCGTCTCGAACTCGTCCAACCAATCAAGCGGTTCTGGAATGTCTTTGTTTGCTGTCTTTGCCAAAACCCAGATAAAGTTGTAAAATACCTCAAAATCTAAATAGTCTAACTCGCTATAATCAATTTTGCTCAAGTCAAAAGTTTCAGAATCTACGCCAGTCATCAATTTCGACAACTTCAACAATTCTGAAAAATAATCTTTGCGAAACTGTGCTTTATATCTTTTAGGTGTCCCAGCCGTGCTTTTTAAGCGAACTTTTTGCCCATCTATTTCAACTGTTTTTTCCATTATTTACTCCTATCTTCTTTAAAAAAAGGGCGCTCAATTGAGCCACCCTCCATTTTTTTATTCGCCTGCTGTTTTAAGATAAACAGCATCAAACCAAGCGTTATAAACTGCTAGTGGTGTTGAGGCTGTAGTCTTAGTCTTAACGACCGCCTTATCGTTTACAGATTCAAGCGGTTTTGCGCTTGCTTTAAACGCCAATTCTGTCGTGCCGATTTCTTTGCCTGTTTTTGACGCTACCGATGGGCGACTAGCTGAACAGTTATAAAACAAGTGGCGTGTACCGTTAACATCACCCTCAAATTGGAACATGAGTGCAAAGTTGCTTGTGTGTGCGCCATCAATTTCTGTTTGTGTTCCGTCAGTTGCGTCTAATTCCTCACCCAAAATATCTACAAGGAAAGAATCTGGAACTTTAGCTAAGGTCAAAGTACCTTCATAAGCCGAAACGCCTGGAGCGCTGTAATATACTGTGTTATCTGCTTCAAACTCAATCAATTCAGCTTTGCTTTCAAGCGAGATTTCTACTGCACCTTTTAAGGGTGCTGGTATTGCATATGTGATTTTTCCTGTTTCGTCTACTGACATTTTTGAGTAATGTACATTTCGTAAGCCGTAAACGATTTTATTTTCTGTTGCCATTTTTTATTTCTCCTTAAATTTTTGTTAAATTTGTGTTAAAGTGTTGTAGGGAATATCCTCAGGGGTTATCGTGTAATCTGTCGCTGAGTCCCATTCAATTTTTGTTTTGTTAATTAAAAGTGAAGATGGTGTTTGTTTATTTGTTTGGATTCTCATAAACTCAGCTTGCCTAGGTATATTGTTTAATTTTCCATTTCTTGAATCATACATATACTCGTAACTTATATATTTTTTATCTTTTGTGTAGTACAATATATAATAACTATCACTTCCACTTGTATTAAATACTGTATAAGTTGCTACTGCAGGTATTTCAATAAAATTTGAATGAGTATAATCACTAAAGATATAACTATCTATTTCGCCTGTTGTGGTGTCTAGCCCACCATCAAAACCTTGTGACTGCCAATAAAGTGGGGCATATAAGTTTCGCCCTTTTTCATAACCGCCTTGTGGTTTTTCTAAGCTATTTATCGCTTTGAATAAATTTGTTAAAGCGCTGTTTATATTAATTTGTTTTGCATTTTCATCATCATAAACTTCTTTAGCATCGCTTAAAGCAAAAGTTAACAAAGCCCAAGTTTCTTGTGTATAGCTATTAGCTGATAAATTCTCAGCAAAATCAATTTGTTCTTTTAAGGCTGTTTTGTCTATCTCAACAATAATCAAAGTCAAATTATTTAATGCTGATAGCAATTCGCCTTCACTTTCATCAACTTCATCTTGCAAAGCATCGCTGTCAACTAAAATAGCTTTTGCATAAGCTGTTACTGTCTGTAATTTACTAAAACTGTCTTGTTCATACAAATCTTCTTTTAAAGTTTCTGAATAATTTACTAACATTTGCAATTTTGTTTTGTCAATTTCTTTTTCTTTGACATCTGCTAAAGCATCGTAAATTATTGAAACTGAATAGGCTTTTAAGTACATATTTTCGCTGTCAATAAAAGTCTCTTGCGAATTATACTCGATTTCATTATCAAAAAATAGTTTTTGTACTTTAGTTTCAAGCTCTAAATCTTTGTTGTCTGAGTACAACTCGCAAATAACATTTAAACTGTCAAAATAATTTGAGTTATCTGCAAAAAAATTGTCGCTATCGTCTTCATAGAAAATTATATAGGGCAACTCAGGAACATGACCTGCAACAAAACTTTGGTATTGAATTGGCAAGCCTAGTGTTTCTAGCTTACTTTTAAATTCCATCAAATTCATTTTTTAATCACCCTTTCTATTTTCTTTTCAAAACTCTTGATAGCGCTTTGTTCGGCTGGCTCAATGTGCGCTTGTGCTTTAGTCCGACCGCCGTTTCTTTTTGCGTGTCCTTTTTCCAAAAGGTGCGTTAAGCCTGCGTTCGTTGCATTATAGATTACATAACCATTTTTAGTTTGCTTTTTCCGCCAACCTTTGCTGTATTTGCCACGCTTGCCCTCAGGGCTGTTAGCTTTTAAAGTATTTATTGCCTCATCAGCAACTTCGCTTGATGCAACCTCAATTCCTGCTTTGACTTCATCAGTGTATTCTTCAAGCGCTTTTGTTATTTCATCAGCAATGTCCATTTTTAAACACCGCCTTTTTTAGCTTTTAGTTTTAGCTCTAATTCTTCGTTACTTATTTTGTAAGTATTGATTACTTGATATAGTGTGTTATTAATCTTAACAAGCTGTTCATCTGAATATTCAAAGGCATGAATGACTATAATTTTAGTCAATTCTGTGTTGCTTTGCCCTGCATAGTACAATTCAGCTCTTGATATTTGCTTTTCAAATGCAAACAGCTCTGTTTCTCTGTACTTTACAGTCTTGTTTATTTTGCCTTTTTCTTGAATAAAGCCATCTTCTTGCAATAAGCTAACTTCTAAATCCCAAACTGCCATTAGACACCCCCGAATTTGATTATCAAGTTTCTCAATCTATATTCTAAGTTTCTAGGCATCACGCTACCGCCCTTGTTTTCGTATCTGAAAACTGCATAATCAACAACAAACATTAGGTGTTCAGCATTGTCATATTTTAATGTTATTCGTTTTTGAATTTCTAACTCATCAACAACTGACTTGATAATAAACTTTAACAATTCATCTCTAACACTAGACTTATAACCCAATGTCGCTTTCACCAAGTTTAAAATCTTATCTTCATTTTCATCCATTGCCAACCTCCTCAACTTCAAGCAAACAAATAAGAGGCTGACCTCTCATGTTGTTCGCTGAAAGAAGTTCTTCGATTCTAGCTTTTTTAGTCCGACCTTTAAAAGGGTATTTATCGCCTTGACGATAAACATGTTTAGTTTCTTTATCTGTAAAATCTACTAATACTTTATATTTCATACTTTTTTCTCCTTTCGCTTAAAAATAAAAGAGGTCAACCCTCTTTAATTAGTCTAATTGCTTAACCTGCTGCGGGTGTAGCTGTGATAGTCACAACTGCAAATGCTTCCGCTTTAGTTGCTTTACCGTCATAGAATCCAACGCCTTTAAATACTGTGTTGTCTGAGGTAAATTGTACTTCTGTAGATGATTCAACACGAATTTCTGAGCGTTGAGCAAGTAAGAATTGTTTGAAATCACCGAACACAATTGTGTTGTCATCAGCATAAGCACTCAAAACAACTCGGAAAGGCAATGCGTATGAACCTGTCAGTACACCGTTTGCTGCGACCGCCAAAGTTTTAGGCACGATTTGAGAGTAGTAAGTCGCACGATTCATAACTGCGATTACTTCACCGCCCGTGCCGTCTGTATCAACTTTAGCCAATTTAGCAATCAAATCGGTGATAGTTCCGTCACTTGTCACTTTGTTAGCAACTGGTGCTGAAGCTACAACACCAAGTGGCTGTTTAGTTCCTGTTCCGTTAAGAATTGCGTTGTCTAAAGCTTTTGCGATAGATTTTGCTAAGCGGTCTTCAATGTGACCTGCCAAGTTAATAAGTGAGTTTTCGATGATGATGTTAGGAACTGCTACATAGCCACCCAGTCCGAATCCATCAAATTCTACACCTTCCAAGGCATCGTCTAATTCGTCAAGTGCTGTTTTACCGATTTCAAACCAAATCGCTGACGGAATATCTCCTGCGATAACCGCACGACTTGTGCCACCAATTTTTTCAACTGTTACTTCTTGTAAAAGTGTTGAGTAGTCGCCAAGTTTTGATTCAATTCGGTCAATAACTTCGGTAGGCACTACTTTTTCAGCGCCTGTCAAACTGCGTTTTTCAGTCATTGCGTTAGCAAGATTTTGATAAAAACTGCGTACTTCCTCAATTTTAAGTGATTCACGAATAGTTAATACTCCGTTTGCGTTGCGTGTGTTAATTTGTTTAGCCATTTTTCTTTGTTCTCCGTCTTTCTTATCTTCTTTATCTTCGTCAGTTTCAGTTTTTGGTTGTTCGTCTTCAATTTGAGCCAATTCAGCTTCTAAATCAGTCTTTTCTTTTTCAAGTTTTGCAATTTCGTCAGCGTTTTCTTTAATTTTTTGCTCTAATTCATCAGCCGAATCTTCAACGACTTTGACATCTTCGTCAGTTTCAGCCTCGTCTAAAGCGACTTCAAGTTCTTTTTCTTCATCTTTAAGTTTTGTTTCGTCAGCTCTTAGCTCTGTGATTTTTGCTGAACGCTCTGTAATTTTTTTATTTAAAATCAATTGTTTTAATGCCATTGTTTAATTCTCTCCTTTAGTTGTTGTTTTCTAGTTTTTAAGTTTCTTTTTTCTAGTTGTTCTAGTTGTGCGCTTCGTGCCTCGACTGCGGTATCAGAATAGGCGGGAAAAGTAACAACGCTGACTTCAAATAATTCTATTTCTGTGATAGTCCATTTTACTGAACCATCTTCTCTTGTGTCCATAGTCTCATCTAAAATGCTAAAGCCAAACGAACATTGGTCTATGTCACCCCTTTTAACACGCTGGTACAAATTGACTGCTTCACTGTCGTCAGGGTTTATTGTAATTTCGCCGAACAAGCCTTTTTCATCAACGCTTAAACTCAAAGTTTTTGATTTTGTTCTTCCTAAAACTTTTGCTGTATCGTGGTCTGCCAATGCTCTAATGTCTGTTAAGTCAATATCTTTAAATGCTTTGTCAGAAATTTCTTCGTACATTCCGTCATAAATTTCGGTTTCTGTGTTGAATACAACAAAATATCCTGTTATTTTCATTTCATCAGTTTCATTGTTACTGTCTCTTGTCTGCAACTTGCCAATACTTCTGACTTGTTTTTTAAGATTTCTCATCTTGTAATTCGTCTCCTTTCATTTCATTTTCATCATCAATATCATCAATAATATTTTGAGTTAATTTATTTTGCTTACTCAAATCTTGTTGTAACAAATAGTTTTCCAACACGATTAAATCGTCCATCTCAGAATCGGGCGCTAAACCTAACCAATTTCTGCCTTCATTCCGTCTTAAAGTATTAACTTTTACTAAGTTTGTAATAGCATTGACTTGCTCGACAAGCGAATAATTGTAAAGTGAACGAGGGTTAAAATTAAAGTATTGGTCTTCTTCAACGATTAGTTTGTTTAAGGTCTGTTGAATAATTTGAGCAATACTCATAATTTTTGTATTAATAAAGTTGTTCCACTCGTCCTTGCTATAAGTTCCCACGCCTAAGACAAAGGCTGGAATGCCTAAGATGCTTGCTACTGTTTGTTTATCGACCTTGATTGATTCATGAATCGCTAGGTCTTCTAAAGTCAAAGGTTTAATTGTCTGAAAATTTACTAAGCCATCGGGTAGCAAAAGCGGTTTGTTTTTATCCTTGCGTTTCAAGTATTTTTCTTCAAATTTCTCTCGCTCATCTTCGTCTAAATCCGCATCGCTATCAATGAGCATCACTAAACTAGGCATATACTCGCTACTCATAAAACTTCGTTTTGTTGCTGAAGCCTGTCTCAAATTATGTGTGACATCGCTTAAACTTACACGATAACTACTACCCATAAAAGGCAAATCGTCCTTTGGATTTAGCACAAAATGTAATAACGAATCAGGCGCATAGTCTTTTTCTTTGTATTTTATTTCATAATCAAAATCATTTTTATCGTCATAATAAAACCTAATTTTGTTATCAGCCAAAGGTCTCAGCTCAATTGTCTTACCACCTCTCGTCAAGGGCATTACAACCGCATTACCTGTCAGCATCATAGATTTCACAACCCAAAAAATAAATGATTTCCTTGTTTGATAATTGTTGGGCTTAATGTCTACTAATCTGCTCAAGTCATTTTTAATTCTTGTATCGCCTTTATCGCCATTTTTCATTAGCTGAATTGTCATGTTGCTAACAAGGTCTGCAATTGTATTAATCGCTGTCAAGACTTCGGGACTATCAGCTAATCTTGTATAGCCCCCGACCAATAAACTTTTTGCATCTTCGCTCATGTAGTAGCCCATTTTGTTATTGCTTTTAGGGTCATTCGACCTTTTAAAAATATCTCTTATTCCCATTTTTCTATTCTCACCTCCTTTTATTTCAGTATATTTTTCATTTTCGCTTTGTTTTCCATATCTTCTAAAAGCGCCGTTGCTCCAAAAGTGCTTGCATCAAAAATATCTATTTTCATATTCTTACTTATTTTATTCATTTTGAGCCATCCATTATAAATTTCATCGGCTTTGACATTGCTTACACAATATTCATACGACCTGTTATGCAAATAGTAGAACTCGCCATTTTTAACTTTGTTTTCAATTCGTCTGATACCTATTGTTTTTAGGCTAGGCAACTGACTAGCATCTTTGAGTTTAAATTTTTCTGATTTCATAATAAGCGTAAATTCTAAAGCCGATTTTCTGTCATAATTTACTTGCTTGATTTTGAATCCTTTGGCTCTCATATCAACAAACCAGCTTGCAATGTCGCTACTCTGAACAACATCAGTGTTTGATAGTGTTGCCCATCCTTCTTCTTGCCATTCCTGAAGTGGCATATTTGATTCTTGTGCCTTAGCAATCGCTAAAGATAAAGGGAAAAAGGCTTGTGTGATAACAATGTCAATGTCTTTTGTTATTGTGTTGTTGTTTTTGTCAGTTGTTTTGTATTTATAGTTTGCATAGATACCGCTTGCTGACAAATCGTGTAAAACTGATAAGTCTGCGAATCCATACCATGTCAAATTGAGTTTTAATAAATCATCAATTGTAAAATCATATAAGCTGTCTGAGTATTTAAACTCGTCAATATCAAAGAAACTATGACTTGATGTTGTGAACACATTCAATGTTTTGTTTTTAAATTCGTTTCGTGTGCCTTCGTCACTATCAAGTGCGATTTTGGCATCATTTACAAGCAAATCTAACGAAACTGTTTCGTTTGCACTAGGATTGACTGCCTCGATTAAAATTGGGTCATCAATTTCTGTTATTTCGTTTGTCATCGGATTTAAGAAATTGCCCTTGTTGTCTCGTGGCGCTGTACACAGATAGATAAAATATCTATCATATTTTTGAACATCTTTTATAGTTTTGTTTAATA